TTCCATTACGCGTGGTCACTACCAGCTCTTACAAGAGTCTTGGGCAGCGATCATAGCAGCAGTGGCGGCAAACGGTTTCCGTTTCTTCGATCTCCGCAGAGGTGGAATGCAATCATTGCTCGCGTTCTGTCGCATGGCTCGTCACTTGGGTGACCTCGCTGAACGTTCCGGCATCTCCTTCGCTATTTCTACCATTAAGAAACAGTTCGGGGAACTTCGTCGGTTCGGCTTAGTCGGGATGCGTCCCAAGCGTGCCGAAGTGTACTTCACTAGGTTCTTCTAGGGCCCCCTATCATCGCAAGTCTCGTCTCCTGACAAGCTTTTACAGCTGTCGTATGTGGGACGGGCGTTGCCTCCAGGCACATCATTAGTGCTTGAGAGGTCAATCAATGCACATAGGGAGATCTATAAGTCCAAGGTCTGTACACCACGGGAGGTGATCTTGAAAGCTTAGTCATTCGTATCTAAGTGGGCTGAGAAGGTGCTTCCTTCTTACCCTGCAATGCCAACCTCTAAGGTCTCATTAACCGAAGGGGCTTGCATGGAGTCTTCGCGTGCCTCGGGCGGGCTTGGCTCCTAGATTGCAATGACAGGCTCTCAAGGCCCTCAAGTCTTCAGAGAAGTCTCTGAAAACTTCATGAGCATAGCTTCAGAACACCTCACCAGTTTCGATGTTGTCCTCCCCCAACATGTGCGCCAGAAGCTTTCCGACGGATCATTAACCGAAGGTCAGCTTGATGAGGTCGTCAAGTCTTCCCACGTGCTTTCATTTGCACTTAAAGAATTCTATGAGACCAGAGAAACATTTGAACACTCTGTCGTCGCGATCGACGAACGCGGATTTAAGGCTCGCGTGGTGACTAAGTCACCCTGGTGTCTCGTGGTTCTCGCTCATCAGGTACGGTCATACCTATGGACTGCACTTCTGAGGGACCCTCGCATCTCTACCGTACTCAGTGGAGACCACTGTAAAGCGGTCGAAGATGTCTTCCGTTTATCACGGCCCATCGACGGTCATGAGATCATTTCCTCTGACCTGACGTCGGCTTCTGATACCCTCCCTCTTGACTTGCTTTAGTCAATGGTGGAGCAGATCGTTGTTAGCTTCAAGCTACCGAGCTGGATGGGGGACGTCCTCTTCTGCTGCACAGGACCACTGAGACTTCGATACCCAGAAGGCGAGATTGTTGAAGAGACCAGTCGTGGGATCCTTATGGGACTCCCGACTACATGGTTCTTCCTCTGTCTCGTTCATCTCTTCTGGGTCGAAGAGGCTGTTGCGACGGTTGTTAAGACTGAACACAGGCGGATGCTAGCCCATAGGGTCGCCATTTGTGGTGATGATCTCGTTGCACACTGGCCTATGTCAGTGTCGCAGCGCTACCATACAGTCCTGAAACAGTGTCACGGGATCATTTCCGGTGGCAAGCATTTCAGATTGAAGACTGCTGGAGTCTTCACTGAAGTCTGCTTCAGGGTGAAGTCACGCACAATTCACGACCGCAAGCTAGTGCCTAGTCCAGTCCAAGGACCAAGAAAGGTGAGGGGCAGACCATTCGTTGCGTACGAAGGTAACAATACCATGAAGTTCAAGCAGTTATGCACTGCTTCGGTCCGTTGGCCGAACGCGATCCCGTTACGAGGACTTACAAGACCTCGTCGGCTTCCCGGTGAAACTTCGATTGTGCCTACGTGGGCAGCAATTGGACCTGCCTCGAGCAGTATTGCAGCAGGAAATCCGCATCGCGCCAAGAAAGTGAGGAGGGTACTGGATGTTTTGCATCCAGGAATCGAGAAATGGGCTCATACCCGTGGACTGATTCCCAACCTCCCTCGACTGTTCGGCGGTTTTGGACTTCCTGGAAGGACCTTAACCTTAAAAGACGTTCCTCGATGGGTCCGCATTTGCCTTCGTGGGGTTCTGTACCGGTCGTCTGTCCAAGACATCATGAGTTTTGGCAGACCTTGGAGTTCATCCAAGCCGGTCCCATTCAGGTAAATGGCGGCTGACCATGCAAGAGAAAGACTTGCGCGCGGCAAGGTAGCCTTTTCACGCCGGGAGAAGGGAGTCCCTTCGGGATTCCTTCCTCTTGGTTCGGCTCGAGACGCTGAAGAGATCATTACTCTATCGGTGTCAAGACAGCTCGCCCTGATGATGGGTTACGCTGACGAACCAAGGAAGAAATTGAAAGGTTTCTTCCCCGCACCTGGACAGGTGGGCATGAAAGCACGCAAGAA